TATGATTGGATGACAAAAATAGTACCAACTCGTTCTTTTAAAGAAGTTATACAACCAGAAAAAGACATATATTCCGACATTACAGTAAATATTCTTAGCAATAAGTCAAACAGAGTAATGGATGTTTACTACAAACAATGTTGGCCCAAGTCTTTGTCTGGAATCAATTTTGATGCAACTAGTGCAGATGCATCCAATACAACAGCATCCATTACATTTGGTTACGCTGGTTATACAGTCATTCATCGGGATGACGAAAAAGAATTACCTGTAGCTTGACTTCGCCCATAAAGGGTGTATACTTTTAACTTATGGATATTGAAACAATTAAACAAATGTTACAAAAAGATCTGCATTTGAATGATGCAGAACTAGACACGGAATCTCTTCGCATTCCTCAACTTCACAGTAAGTATTTAAACATACTTCATGATGAAAAACTAATTCTCCAATCTCTCAAAGTTAAAAAAAGAAATGTTTTACGAGAGAAATGGGAATACTACACAGGTAAAATGGATGAAGATACCCTAAAAGCAAAAGGGTGGGAACCATTTAATCTTAAAATTTTAAAACAGGATGTGGACATGTATATTGAGTCCGATTCTGATATGATTAATATTGATTCTAAATTATTTCTTCAGCAAGAAAAAGTAGATTTTCTTCAAGAGACAATCAAAGCAATCAATAACATGCAATGGCACATAAGAGATGCGATTGCATGGCGTAAGTTCATAAACGGGGTCAATTGATGTCCTAAATAAAGGGCATGGCAGATTTAATAATAAGTGATGTAGATACGGTGAATATAAAAGTTGCTTGTGAGAGATCTATTGCAAAAGAACTCTCCGACTTTTTTACATTCAAAGTACCTGGTCACAAGTATATGCCTGCTTATCGAAATCGTTTGTGGGATGGGCAAATCAAACTTTATAATATTTACAAACAAGAAATATATTCTGGATTACATGATTATATTTTAAAGTTTGCTGCTGATAGAAACTACAGCGTAGAAGATAATACAAAATCAGTAGGCGAAATTGTAACTGTAGAACAAGTATCTCAGTTTTTAACCGACTTGAATATTTCTGTTGGTGGTAAACCGATAGAAGTACATCCACACCAATTAGAAAGCATATTTCATACCATAACAAATGGAAAATGTTTGTTGGTGTCTCCTACTGGATCTGGTAAAAGTTTAATCATTTATGCCCTCGTTCGATGGTATTTGAGTAAATTACCAAAAGATAAAAAAATTTTAATATTGGTTCCTACTATATCTTTAGTTTCTCAGATGTATTCTGATTTTGTAGATTATGCAAAACAAGACAAGTTTGATGTTCATCGAACTTGCCATAAAATATATGGAGGACAAGATAAAGAAACACCAAAACGGGTGGTAATTTCTACATGGCAAAGCATATACAAATTACCAAATAAATTTTACGAACAATTTGGTGCGGTATTTGGTGATGAATGTCACTTGTTTAAATCCAAGTCCTTGACTGCAATCATGACTAAGATGAAAACTTGTCCATATCGTATTGGCACAACTGGTACATTGGATGGTACACTTACTCACAAACTTGTCATTGAGGGGTTGTTTGGACGATCCTATAAGGTAACATCAACTAAAGAGTTGATGGATAAAAATATCTTGTCCAATCTATCCATAGATTGTTTACTTTTAAAATACCCAGACGAACTTCGTCAACAACTTAAAAAAATAACATATCAAGAAGAGATAGATTGGTTGGTTCAATATGAACCAAGAAATAAGTTTATCTGCGATTTGGCTGTTAACTTAAAGGGTAACACTTTAGTATTGTTTCAATTTGTAGAAAAACATGGTAAAAAACTTAAAGAAATGTTTGATAAACTGCAAACGAACCATAAAATATTTTTTATTCATGGTGGCACGGAAGTCGAAGATCGTGAAGCGGTTCGTAAAATAGCAGAAGAACAAGAAAACGCAATTATTATTGCGTCCTACGGTACTTTTTCAACGGGGGTTTCTATTCGTCGTCTTCATAATATTATATTTTCCTCCCCGTCAAAAAGCAGGATTCGTGTTCTACAAAGTATCGGAAGACAGTTAAGAAAGTCCGAGTTTAAGGAAAAAGCAAAATTATATGATTTGGCAGACGATTTATCTTGGAAGTCATACAAGAATCATACACTAAAACACTACGAAGAACGACTCAAGATATATGAATCTGAACTCTTCGAACACAAGAAAATAGCTATCCCAATTATAAATACTTCAAAGGAGTAATGATGGATCAAAAGAAGTATGTCCTCCTAAAACTGAACTCAGGTGAGACTATAATTGGTTCTTTAGTCGATAGTGCTTCTAAAAAGTATACGACTTTAGATAATCCATTTTTATATCAAATTGTTTCAATTACCAATCCTTTTGGTATGAAAATAAAAGATTTACTTTCGTTTAAAAAACCATTTGAGTTTACAGACGAAACACAAATATCTTTTTTAAATTCTAGCATTACTTCCGTTGTAACTGCTAATCCGACCATTGTCGATTTCTACAACAGAGAACTCAATCATCTAAATGAAATTTTAAAGAAGCAAAAAGAACAAAAAGAAAACGGGGAAGAACAAAAAGATAACCCAGAAATACCAAAAGGTATTGTGGGTAATTTAAATCTTAATTTTAATTTTGATGATCCAGAGCAGTTTCAGATGTTCATGGAAAACATTCAAATGGGATTAGATGGTTTACTAGATGAAATAAATGACGAAATGGATATGGAAGAAGATGAAGATGAAGAAGATTTAGAAGATGATGTAGACTCACCTATCCCACCCAAACAACCACATCCCGCAAAAAGAAAAAGAGCGAAAAATCGAATCGCTCCCAAAGAATCTTTTGATTTGCCCTATGAAGAAAACGGGGATCCGAAAGATCCAAAGAGCTGGTCTAATAATCCAGAAGACTATCTTAAGTAACTTAAAGCCTAGTTCTCTTTGATAGCCCACACAGTGATTATAATCAAAGAAAAAATCTTGTCAAGAAAAATCTTGTAATTTTTCGTTGATTCATCTCTGTAAGATGCTATACTCTGCACATGCTTACAGGAAGGTAATTAATGACAAAAAAGAAGAAATCAAGTTCTCATTACATCAGTAATGAGGATTTCTTAAAAGAAATGATAATTTGGAAAGGAGCAGTGAAGGAAGCAAAAGAGTCAGGTGACCCTGTACCTCCAGTAACTTCTTACATTGCTCAATGTTTTTTAGAAATAGCACAAAATTTAGCAAAGAAACCTAATTTTGTAAACTACCAATTCAAAGATGACATGATTGGAGATGCGGTAGAAAATTGCTTATTATATTGTGATAATTTTGATCCAGAAAAATCTCAAAATCCATTTTCGTATTTTACACAAATAACATATTTTGCTTTTTTACGGCGCATTCAAAAAGAAAAAAAGCAAACTTATATCAAGTACAAATATCTACAATCTATGGATGTTCATGGTGATCTATCCGATTACTTAAAACAGATGGGTATATCGGAAGATGAAGCAGATAATTTTAACAAATTAGAAGAAAAAACACAACCAAAAACAAGTAAAAAGAAAAAAAAGAAATCTGATTTATTTGAAGAAGAATCATGAAAATAGCATTTATTAATGATACTCACTTTGGAGCAAGAAACGATTCCCCTATTTTTCTGGAACACTTCTTGTCATATTTTGAAGAACAGTTTTTTCCGTATCTAGAAAAACACAATATTAAAACTGTATTTCATCTTGGTGATCTTTTGGATCGTAGAAAGTATGTTAATTTTCATACTCTTTCTGCGGTACAAAATAGATTTATCAAAAAAATTGAAAAGATGGGACTGGATTTTTATTGTGTAATTGGTAATCACGATACCTATTTTAGGAATACAAATGATATCAATTCTGTAAAAGAATTGTTCGGAAAGAACATGCACATAATTTCATCTCCGCGTAACATAGAGATGAAAGATGGTGTTAAGTTTGCTGCTTTGCCTTGGATCAATAAATCTAATTACCAAGAGAGCATAGATTTTATTAAAAATACTGATGCAGAATACGCAATTGGACATTTAGAAATTGCAGGATTTCAAGTTCTTCGTGGGGTTAAGCATGAAGAAGGATTGGATGTTAATGTATTTTCTAAATTTGACAGAGTGTTTTCTGGTCACTTTCACTGTAAGCAATCAGATAAAAATGTAGATTATCTAGGCACACAGTATCAAATAACATTTAATGATTTAAATGAGCGGAAGGGATTCCATGTATTTGATACCGATACCCGTGATCTGGAATACATTAAAAGTCCCAACAAGTTATTCTATCAAATTGGTTATGATGATAAAAATTATGACATGTTGGAAACTGAGTTTTCCGATTATAATAAAACATTTGTTAAAGTTATTGTACAGAACAAAACAAATCCAGTAATGTACGATAGTTTCATGCAGTCTCTATATGATTGTGGTGCATATGAGATAGGAGTAGTAGAAGATTACTCAGATCAACAAAACATGACTTCTTCGGTAGAGGATGTTTCTAAAGACACTCTTAGTTTGATTAATGAAGAAATTGACAAGATGGAAAACATCGACAACAAACTAAAGTTAAAAAAAATGATTCACGATCTTTACTTGGAGAGTTTGACAGTCGAAGAGTAATCGGGTATACTGGTAGCACTATGAATATCTTCGTTGTAGATCACGATCCTGCTATTGCTGCACAAAGTCTTTGTGATAAGCATGTTGTAAAAATGATTGTAGAGACTGCTCAAATGGCATCTACTGTCCATCGTGTATTGGATGGTAAAGAATACACAGAAACAACTGCAAATAATCGTAAAATTAAAAGATGGAAACATCCAAATTCTGATTATGAACAAAACCTCTGTAAAGCAGTGATGGTGAATCATCCATGCACCAAGTGGGCATTTGAGTGTATTCATAATTACAATTGGTTGGTACATCATGGGTTTTATCTCTGCAAGGAGTATACTCACCGATATAATAAGGTTCATTCCATGCAACCACTATACGAAAAGTATTTGTATGAAATACCTCATGGTTTCTTTCACAAAGAGGACATACTTGAACGAACAGAATATGCTCAAGCAATGCCTGATAAATACAAAGTTCAAGGTGATGCGATTACGGCATATCGCCAATATTATATCCACGAAAAGAACCGCTTTGCTAAATGGACAAATCGGGAA